CACCTGTTAATACATTAAGTGTACAAAGCCCTGAAGTGGTTATTGCACAGAAAACTCTGCAGCAAGTCTGCCGTGAGATATTAGCAGAAGGCTGGAAATTCAATACTGAAACACAATACCCTATCACATTAGATACTAATAACCATTGTGTTATACCTAATAATGTACTTCAAATAGACCTTAATAGGTTTAGACATCCTGATGCTTTTGATACTATCAGGAAAACTGATAATGGTATTCAAAAATTATATGATTTACATGACCATACTTTTGAATTTACCAACACATCTGGTGGGAAAATATATGTTGATGTAGTCTGGATGATAGATTACAATGATATACCACAGGTGTTCCAAGATTATATAACCGTCAGATCCTCTAGGATCGCTTCTAACCGCATGGTAAACAACCCACAGGCTGCAGAGGTCATTGCAGCAGATGAAGCCCAAGCAAGGGCTACAGCATTAGAGTATGATACCCAACAGGGTGATTACAATATCTTTAATAACCAAGAAGGTAGAACTAATGCTAGTACTGTTTACCGACCATATAAAGTTTTACAAAGAAGGTAATGCCAACAGTTAATCAACGTATTCCTAACTTTCTAGGGGGAGTATCACAACAACCCGACACAATTAAATTTCCTGGGCAGGTAAGAGTATGTGATAATACTGTACCTGATGTTACTTTTGGGTTGATGAAACGACCTTCTGGGGAGTTTGTGAAAACACTTACTAATGCCACTAATGATGGGTATTGGTACGAAATAATACGAAATGATAATCAGAAATATTTAGTACAAATAACAGCAGCAAATGATTATACAGGTACTAAACCTGTAAGAGTTTGGAATCTTTTAACTGGAGTTGAACAGACTCTAACTAATAGTAATGGTGATTCAGTATTTGATTATTTAAAACAGACAGGTACTACAGAACCTTATGCCACACAAACGATACAAGACTACACGATCATCACAAATCCACAGAAAACAGTTGATACAACTGGGACTACTGACTCTCCTCTCAACAGCGGTGACTACTCTTTTGCTCGGTTAGATACTATTGCATATAACACTGAGTATGTATTATATACAGGTAACACACCACCAACTACTAATACTTATTATAGAGCAACTGCTTTAAGTGTTACAAAACAAAGTGGATCACCTACTAGTAATACACAAACTGGTAACACATGGGATGATCCCGAAGACGATAGTAGGTATGCAGGTTTAGGGCAGTTTTCATTTAGTGACTCTGCTTGTGAAAACCTTGAAGGCCATGTAACTGTTAATGCTGCTAGTTTTGTAGAGAAACAAAGGTATAACTGGGAAAATGGTAATACTGGTACTATTGATAACGATGGTAATACAACTGGTACAACTTCAGGTTCTGCTGAAGACTTTATAGGATACACACAGATTTATACAATACGTTATACAGCACAGGTTACACTAAAAGACGGTGGTATTATTAAAGAAACTACTAAATCAGCAGCTTTAGCAAAATCACATACTGTAACTATTGAAGGTGTTAATTATACAGTTAATGTAGACGCAGTTGAACCAGTTGAAACTTATGAAGGTGTATCTGGTATAGCTTTTTATAAAACACCACGTAATCCTGATGAAGGTAGTCTTAGTATGACTAATATTTTAACTAATTTATATAATTCTACTAATAGTAATCTAGCTAATGTTACTGCTGAATTAATTGGTTCTGGTTTGTATTTATACGGTTCTGATGCTCCTACAGTGAACTTTTTAGGAGGTGCTGTAAATGAACAAATGAATATTATAGGTAATACTTCTCAAGACATTAGTAGATTACCGTCTCAATGTAAGCATGGTTATGTGGTTCAAGTGGCAAATGATGATAATACAGAAAGTGATAATTATTATCTTAAATTTATAGCTGATAGTTGGAATCGTAAACCTCTTGGTACTGCTGGTAGTAATTATACTACTGCACAAGGTAGTGGTAAATGGGAGGAGTGTATAAGGCCAAACAACTTTTCAGGCTCTAACGATCCTATGGTACTTAGTTTAGACCCTGCCACTATGCCACATGCTTTGATTAATAACCTTGACGGTACATTTACTTTTAAAATTTTAACCGAAGCAAATTCAGGAACAACTGATAATTACTGGAAAGATCGAGATGTTGGTGATGATATAACAAACCCATTTCCTAGTTTTAATGGTAAAAAAATACAGAAAATATTTTTTCACAGAAATAGATTAGGTTTCATTGCTAATGAGCAAGTAGTAATGAGTCGGCCTGGAGATTATTTTAATCTTGGTATTGTATCAGCTAT